TGCTACTAAGGCAGCTATAGGTCTTGCCGCAAAGTATCGACTCGAACTCAATACCGCTTTTATGCTCATAGGCAGAGCATCTCAGGGCCAAACACAGATGCTAACAAGATACGGTATTGTTATGGATGAAGCCCTAACACAACAGGAGAAATTTAATGAAATATTAAGATTAGGTGCAGATGCTTTTTATCTTGCAGAAAAAGAAGCGAGAAGTGCAACAGGAACCTATGCTCAGTTTAACGCAATGGTAAGTGATTTGGGAGAGCAACTCGGTGGCCCTTTAATTGAATCATTGACTAATGTTGGCAGAGCTTTGCTTGAAAACAAAGATGCTTGGGCTGATTATTTCAATATACTGGGGGAAGGTGTAGCGGAAATTTTATCCGGTTTTGAATCTATCAGAACCATAATAGCAAATATGCCTGTATCTAAAAATCCGAGACGGTATGGGGGATGGTATGTATTGCCAACGCCGAGTGATGATAGGATGGGACTGTCCTCTGGAAATACACCGAGGGAAAATCAGAGGATAGCTGAAGAAAGAGCAGAAGCTTATCGGCGTGAGCAAGAAGAGAATAAAGAAATTGAAACATTGAATAAAAGACTTGGAGAAGTCTATGGAAAAAAACCAGGCGGATTTGTAGGCCCATTGATAGACCCAGAAGTATTGGCAAAGCGTCAGGAAGCAAAGCAAGCAATGTTAGATGATGCGTTATATATAGATAACGTTTATCGCAGAACAGCGAAGTCAATAGAAAGTTCTATGAGCGGAGCTTTTGAGTCAATGATTATGGATGGAGCTTCATTTAAGGATGCAATGGAAGGCTTTCTTGATGACATGGCAAGATCGTTTGCAAAGATGGCTTCAGATATTGCAGCAAGGTCTATAATGGGCGGTATTGGTTTTGGAGCGGGTGGGGGATTATCGGGCGGCGGTCTTATATCATTATTTGCTCATAAAGGAGGCATTGTGGGAGAGCCGGGATTTCAACTTAAAGCTATGCCAGCTTCGACTTTTACAAATGCTCCGAGACTACACAGTGGTTTGATGAGCGATGAGTTTCCTGCCATACTACAAAAAGGAGAAGAGGTAATACCAAAGGGCGGGGGAAATATCGGCAGTAAGCTTGATACTATAATATCCTTATTATCACAGCGACAGACGATAAACGCCAACATTATAGATAAGCGGGATGTAGTGACGAGAGAAAGAATAGAGGGACGCGAAGGTGAGGGCTGGACTATGGATCATATACAAAGGAGCTCGTAAATGGCAGACATTGATGTATATGATGATATTAGCATAAGCGAATATACATATCAGACTACATATATAGCCGATGTGAGCGAAACAATAGCCGTTACGGACTCGGCCTCGATGTCACGGAGAATCGTATGCCTTAATGAAAAGGTCTTATTGCCTTTTAGGGAAAGCCTGACCTTTAACGGTGAGATATTACAAAGCCACAACAGGACGGAGCAGAGAATAGCATGGCGTCGCGGATTTCCCGACAGGAGATTTTCTATTAAAATAGTCCTGGAGTCGAGCTCTGAAATATCCAAGTTCGAGAACAAGATTCATTCATGGTTAAAGCAATCGTGGTCATTTCCTTTATGGCCTCTGGCCGAAACCCATACATCAACTATAACGGCGGGTGACTCATCCATAACCGTAGATACCACATACGCGGGTTATCAGTCAAATGGGTTTGCTATGATATGGCAGGACCGGGACACTTACGATTTAGTTACAATAGCAAGCCTTACTGATACTACATTAATTCTTAAAGAGACTCCTAATAACACCTATGCCGGCACAAAATACATCATGCCTTGTATATCGGCTCGATGTCTTGGCGCAAGACTAAACTGGATGGAGGACAAAGCAACAGTTGACTTGTCATTCAGGCTTGAACGGGTTTCCGATGTAATAGACTTTACTGCCGATATGGTTTATGACAACAAGGTAGTAATTAAAGACCCGCCAATTTCGATGAGAAACAGGATTGACTATCAGAACAATCCCGACTTTGCAGTATTAGATGCCGGTACGGGTTTATTCGATATTGTATCAAATAGTGATTTTAATGTCGTCACCCAACCCTATACATGGCATTGTGAATCCAAACAAGAAGCGTGGGAGTTAAGACAATTATTACATTATATAAACGGCCAGCAAAAAGGTTTATTAATTCCTACATTTAAAAACGATCTTCAATTATCTCAATCCGTAGGCTCTGGCGATACCGACATATATATAGTCAATGCCAATCTTTTCGAGGATATGGGATATAATGACTTGAGGACTTATATCGCCTTCCGGCCTGAGGGATCGGATATAATAGTAAGGAAAGTCACGGCCATAAACCCCGTATCGTCCACCGAAGAAGAGATTACCATAGATGTAGCCCCGGGTACGGCTTTTGATGCCAATGATTACTTGTGTTGGGTTGATTTGTGTAGATTGAGTAATCCTACAATAAATATCGAATGGTATCAGAGGGGCAAGTGCCTTATCCAAACCGTCCTGACACGAATAAAGACCTATGACGATTCGATTGCTGAGCTTTATTCGCATGATGAGGTTGAAGCTACAGACTCGGCGGATAGGATATTTAATTTGGGCATGAATGTAAACGAAAATATTACAGTAGAGGAAGATGAAACGGTATCGGTATCGTGAGTTACTTAACCAAAGAAAAGTCGCTTGCACAGTCAGAGCCTTACGAGCTTCATCTTTTTTGGCAAGGTGACTATACGTTTCCATATTATCCGGTTCTTAGGACTACGACGGCACAGGCAGACCCTGGCCTTACTCATACTACTCCTATCTCTGACGTTGATGACCTTCAGGATATGGAAAATGATTTATCAGGTAACTATTATCTTACCAATAATATAGATGCATCGGCGACAGCTTCGTGGAATGGCGGCGATGGCTTTGACCCGGTCGGTATTTTTACCGGGACGCTTGACGGTTGCGGCTATACAATTACAGGCTTGACGATCAACCGGACTTCTTTTCTTGGTCTGTTTTCATATCTTCGGTCAGGTGCTAAAGTCGCGAATCTCACGCTGGCTAATATAAATCATACCGGCACTGCTTATGTTGGCGGTCTTGCCGGTGACGTTGCGGTTAGTGATTCTAATGATATTTTAATTCAAAATGTCAGCGTTACCGGTTCGATCTATATGCACGCTTCTTTAAGTGCCGGTCAGCGAATCGGGGGTCTTGCCGGTCGGGTTTATGATTCTGGCGGTTCCGGCGGTGCTAAGGTCTATATTTATGATAGTAGTGCAAACGTCACAATAGATCAGACAAATTCAGACGGCGAAGATTATCGTGGCGGCTTTGTCGGCCAAGCGTCAACATCGGTAGTGATCAAAAACTGCTATTCAACTGGCAATTTGATAAACGCTCCGGACTCTGAAAACGCTTCAGATGTCGGCGGCTTTGCCGGTCGGTTCGATACTGGCGTTACTTGCAGTTATTGTTATGCAACCGGCAATATTGGTTGTGGCGATAATTTTGTTAGTTGCGGCGGCTTTGTCGGTTCGATCCCTGCGGCTGGTTCTTCAATTTATAGATGTTATGCAACCGGCAACGTTACCGGTGGTGCTGATCATTATGTCGGCGGCTTCTTCGGTGCAGGAACTGGTGTCGATATTGACGATTGTTATGCAACCGGTGACGTGGTCGGTGATGGTCTTACTAATGATTATGTCGGCGGTTTTGGTGGAAGGAATCAGGCGGGCAATATACAAAACTGCTATTCAGCCGGAGCACTGAGCGGCAACGATAAAGGTGGCTTTTTAGGTGATTGTGACGTGACGGCCGTTGTTACTTCATGCTACTGGGACACGGACACAAGCGGGATTATGACAACTGCCCAAGATAAGGGCGAAGGCAAAACAACAAAGCAAATGTTCGATAAAGCAACTTATATCGGTTGGGACTTTGACACTATATGGCTAATGTCTAATTTGGTTGAGAATGATGATGCTTGGGCGTATGCAGATGCACCTGAAGATGTCGAATATGGCGGACTCATTTTCAGGGCATGTTATATATCGGGAGAGAAAATTGAGGAAGGTTCAACTCGGATAAAGAGCCGCACCAAAGTGAGGACAAATTGGAGCAATCCTTATGTATGGCAGTACACGATACAGCCACCAAGTTCAAAGGTGCATTACCGAAGATACAGGGGGCAAGGCGGCGACATAAAGCTGATATACGTTGGCGAAGTATTACAGGTCGAGTTTAAGCAGACTAACAGGCAGGGCAATAGATATGCAGAAATAACTATTGAGCCGCCCAGGGCGGACTTAAAAGAATTTGGGCTCGTATCGAGATACAGCAGGCAGTGTACTGTCGAGCTATATTCATCTCTGTGCGGCGCAAATCCCGCTTTATATGCAACTACCGGCACTCTGGACTCCTATACTAACAACGTATTGACTTCGACTACCTTCGGGACACAAGCGGATAGCTATTGGAATGGCGGGCAAATAATCATCGGAGATTATAGAGCCAAGATAGTTGACCATTCGGGAAATGACATAACTATTCTGCCTTATCTATATGATATAAACGCAGGCGACTCATTCACGATATATCCGGGCTGCGATCATCTTTCGGGAACTTGCAACACCAAGTTCAGCAATCTTGCAAATTTCAAAGGCCAGCCGAACATACCTATTATGAGTCCGTTCGGGGATGGGAGCATATACAAATAATGTGGTCAGTGATAGCTTTCATATTTTGGAGCATTGCAGTACCGGCGGCTATCGCCTATGGAATTACTCTGCTCGTCTCATCTAAAGATGAAAAGCCCAAGACGGGCGAGCAGAAGATTCAACTTCCCACAGCCACAGAAGGCCGTCCCTTTCCTGTATTATTCGGCAGTAGGATGATAAGGGGGATAAACGCCATAAGCCCATTTCTTTATAGATATACTTATTTCAGAGTCTATCATGATGAAAAGGCTGCGAACATTTACTATGTGGCTTTCCATGTAGGAGTCTGTCAGTGTCTCGATGGAGTGAAGCAGTTATGGTGGGGAGATGTACATGCATGGCCGCATCCATATAGCACGTTCAAGAGGG